ATAGATCACAATGCCAACTGCTACTAACAGTATAGCACACATGATATTTATAGACCAAACTACCTCGCTCATGGTGAATCATATATTCCGTATTTGGTTAGATCATATTTTGCCATCTTTAATGGTTCATGTTTAACCACAATAGGTTTACCTATCTTATCCTCAAGATCGGCTACAATTTTCTTTTTGGAGATATGATATGGTGTTGGTGCATTCTGTAAGCACACTCGTAAGCACTGAAGTTCATCATCAGTGAAGGTGAATGTATGACTCATTCTACATTAATGACTCCTTTCATACCTGCACCTGCATGAGGTTCACACTGGTACTCGTATATTCCTGGTTCATCAAAGGTGATCTCTACTGTATCTCCTTTAGAGAAGTTTAAGTCAGGACTGGATAGTTCATCATGTCCATTAATGAACACGATATTGTGAGGAGGCAAATCATTATTTACGAAGGTAACGGATTCACCACTATTAATTGTAACCTCAGAAGGATCAAAAACCAGATTCCCGCCAGAACCCATTTTAATTTCAGTTGCATACGCACTTGATGCTAATGTAAAAGAAAGGAATAATGCACTTAGCATTATGGTAAGTCTACTCATCCACCACATAATTTCATGTTTGTGTTTATTTAGCGTTGACATTTTCTACTCCTGTTTGATACAATAGTCAATAAAATGAGGATGATCCTTGAGATAGGATACATCCTCTTTACTATGTTCTATTGCTGAGTAGGCATCATCTGCGTATTCACAGATCTCTAGATGATGCTGTTGTTGGTCGTGATAACCGACAGTGTAATGAGACACGATTTAAAGCCGTGGGCTCGCTAATTTTGTAAGTATTTATACCTCACCCCTGCCAAATTAGGTCAGGCATTGCCTGTTGTCCTGGTCTTACTACAAACGCTAGAATGAAGTATCCAATAAACCAGATAACATTAAAGATCCATGCTTGTCTGTACAGGTATTTTCTAATACCCATAGAGAGCATGACGTTCCTTACATCATTTGGATTATCTTCATTTCCTTTTGCTCTAAAAATTTGTTCAATGACTACCGCAACAAGAGTACCTATCACTAACGGATAGAATATAAAGTTAGCGAAAGACATTACTGCTATTAAAAATGTCATCTTCTTGGAATGTATTTGGATGCTTTTTGTGCTGTATCTTGGATGATAGGAAGTAAGTCTCCTTCAACCTTATCTATTATATCATCAACAACGTTGACATCTATGTCTAAGAATGGAGGGATTATACCCAATATTCTTAATAGTCCATCAACAAATAATGCTAAACATGTAAATCCAAGAATCATGCTTATGATTGTAGCATCACGATTATGCTTAGCCATTATAATCTCATCAGCTTTATGTGCTTCAGCAACTGCTGCTGCTATCATAGCGTCCACTTCTGCCTTTGTATATGAAACTTTGCGAATGGCTTCTTCTGTCATAATCCTCCGTACCTTTCACTAGTTATGGTACGTAGCACTATTATACCATAATATATTTTCTAGTCAAGACCTAGGGATCTTCCCATCATGTGCTGCTTTTTGACGCTCCAAGTCCTGAATCTTTTCCAGAAACTGTTGCTTTTTCTCAATCTTTTCTAGTTTTTGTTGCAAATCTTTAACTTCGTCGTTAATAGACATGGGTTGTTTTTTGGTAGAGAACCCCCAACTGAGACCAACAATCCCTGCCACGATGAAAATCAATCGTGCCAATCCAGTGATTGCTAATACCAACATCAATTTACGGTTCATTATATAGGTGTGTTATCTACTTGTTGTAATGATAACTTGGTTTGTTGGTTTTCTTCGGTAACTTTCCACTACGCACTTTGGTTCCAGATGTTTCACCGTCACCAGACTTATGCTTCCCTGCTTTGGATTTTCCTAAAGATATTGACTTACCAGGCTTTTTAGATTCTGTATCGTGCAGTTTTGCTGGTTTGTTCTTATCTTTTGTAATAACTGATTCTTGGCCATGCTTCCGTCCTAATCGTCTCATAACTTTACCAAAGCGACGCTTGGACATCTTATCGGGTTTGGAGGTTTGGTATGATACTTCTCTTCCTGTTTTACCATCGGAATATTTGTATTCACCTACACCTTTCTTGTGACCAATGCCTTTCTTTTTGAGATCCTTCTCTAGAGCTCGGCGTTTCTCACGGTTCTTTTTTTCATCAGAACCTCTATCAGCAGAAATGTTTCCTGTTACTTGGGTCTTTGATTTGTGAAGCATACGAGAGGTTGGGTTTCCCTCGCTCATAAAATCTTTATAGGACTTACCTTCCTTATTCAATTTACGTTTCTCTATTTTCTTCTTCTGCCAAG